CCACATCTAACGGGGTGCTTGTGTCTAGGTCATTAATAGCAATCTGGCTCTCATCCAGGTCAAAACTGATGACGTTGTTAGTATCAGCCAGGGCCACTACCAGGGCACTAGACAGGGTTTTGATGCCCCGTGCCTCGATAGTTTTGGAGCCATTCCCCTCGGTCACCACCTGCTTAATTACGTTGTAAACCGTGCCAGTCCCGGTGAGGGTGGTTACCGCCCCCACCGCAGTAGAGGCGATGGTAATATCAGCCCGATCCTGTCCCACGTTATCGGCAACGGTGATGGTAATCAGGGCCCCATCAATTACGTTGATGCCCTTGCGAGTAGAAACCAAACTACCGGCATCGCTGACCTCGATTTTCTGGGTAGAGCTATTGTCCTTGACATCGAGAATTAGCGTGTTGGAGCCATCAGTGTAGGTAACATCGATGGTCGTCGTATCAGCAATCAACAGCCCCGTAATGTCCTGAATATATTCTTTCAGGGTCAATGCCCCCAGCTTTTTACCCGTGGGGATGCTGGGGTTAGTGGTCTGGTCAATCAGCAAAAATAGGTCGTCATCTCCGACAGATGAAGCCGTGGCTAATTGAGTAATGGGCTTGGTGGCTACCATTTAGATTCCTCCGTAAACTTTGATGGCAGAAAAAACAGGCTCTGAGGCATCCATGGCCTCCCGGCTAGTGTAGAAACCCCGCAGGGTGAGGGTTGTGCTAGCCCCATAGGTGTGGATCACGGTACCGTTACGCTTGAGTTCTACGGTTCCCGTCAGCCCGTCCCTCTCCACCCGAAACACATCGAAGGGGTTAACGGAAATCGTCCCACTACCCACCGTGTCAATCGCCACCGTGTTGGCCATAGCGGCATCAGCGGCAGTCAGGGCCAAGCCAATCGTGTTGCCATCAATGGAAGCAACATAGTAGGTAAAGGAACCCGTCAGCCCACTAGGAAAGCTCCCCGTGGTTGTCACCTTCACCGGGTCGCCCGTGGTAAAGGGATGGGATGTGATAGTCAGGGTATTGTTGGCAGTAGAGACCGATTCCACGGTTTGAGGTTTGGCCACAAAGGCTCTTTGCGCCCCGTCGGCAAAAACGGCAATCTGTTTGCTATTGCTGAGGCGTTGACCAAAGGACATGGCCCAGATGCCCTCAGACGAGGCATAGCGGGTATTGTCCCAAGCACTCAAATCCTGCAATTCATCAGCTAGGGCAAAGCCTAGATAGTTGTGCCCGTAGGTACTGGTGGCGGCATTGGTCATCAAAGCCCCGTTGATCTGACACTCGATATAGGCATCTGTGGGCGCATTGGCGGGATTAATAAACGTCTGAGCCGTGACTGCAAACGAATAGGGTTTGTCGTCGGTGTCACTGGGTAAGCCACCCGTGGCAGTGTTAGTGATAGCAGAGCCGGTGATCGTCATTAGTTCACTCCGAGGATTAGGGCATAGTTCAGGGTGGGGCCAGGGCTAACCGGGCTATAAGTGTTGTCTGTAGTCGCCTCATAGACCGAAATCCACTCAGCATCAGCCTCCGAGCCATCTAGGGGATTTTGCACAGAGGCAACAGTCCGGGCACACAGGGCCAGTTTTGAGCGATAGATGGGCACCCCCCGCTGGGTCTGACTGGTGGCAAACTCCAGGTCAAAGAAGGCGGTGATTTTGCTGGGAGTGGTTGCTAATGTGACCTGACTGCCAGCAGGGGCATCGGCCAGGGTTAGGCTAAACTCGCTCGGGGTAGAGAAAACGTAATAGTTGGTATTGCCCACCATTACCCTCTGCTCCTGCACTAGCCGATGCTTGCGGTTGAGGGTCAGGGTTACACCAGCCTGGGAGACCACTTGATAGTCCTCTTGGGTCGTGGGGAACTCGAAAGGCGTGTCGTATTCAGTGCTGAGGCGTTCCCTGACTAATTGAAAAATGTTGCTGAGGGAGATGGTGACGGTTTTATTAGCCCCAACAAAATAGCTGGCAATCCGTTTGCCACTGCTGACCACTTGATTGCTGTTAAAGGTGACTTCAGTGCTACTTAACAGCCCCGCCCCCAGGTATTCATCATCCACACTGTAATAGGCGGCTAGGATGTCCTCTGTCACGATGGCGGTTTCTGTGCCTCCATCTAGCACCGTTAGGGCATACTCCACCCGTCCAGGGGTTCCCGCCCCGCCTTGGGGCAAAGAGCCGTTATTGTGCCCAATCACCTCGCTCTCATCCACTAGCACCGGATCTAGGAATAGCAATAGCTCAGTGGATGTGTTAGCCGTGGCAGTGAGTTTCAGGGGGAAAGCCTGCTGTACATTTAGCTGTCCATTGGCGGCGTAGTCTTTGGATTCAACGATCAGGACGGTCTTGGGAGTGGAACCTGCCAGCCCCCCAACCAAAGGGCCAATATTAACCGCTACATTGGCATCGATGGCTTGGATTTCCCTTTTGCTATCGGTTCCCCCATCCACCAGCACCGAAGCCCCAAACCGTTTCATGAATTGGGGTTCCACCAATGAGCCGCTATTGGCTAGCTCGACGGTAATGGGCAGAGAAGGGGTTTGCAGTGTAGGGAAGGGATTCTGGTCAGGCAACAGCATTTCATGGCACAGCACCCAGCGACTGCGAGGAATCCGGTTCAGTTCGTTCCCGTCCACCACATGGACATAGAACTTGGCCCCCGTACCACCGTACCAGCCCCACTCCACCAGGTACATCGTGACCTTGGTAAAGTCAATGTCAACCTGACTGGCCCCGGTGCCGTCTAATTTGTCCCGGTTGAACTCAGAGCGAGGGGTGATAATATCCCGCACCAGTCCAGTGCGAGAACTAGAGCGATAAATTAGCCGGAAATTGTCACCAACCCCATCCCCTTGGATCTGGAAAAAATAGCCGTCCCGAGCATCCCCAATCCCCCAGGTTTTAGTGCAAGCCTCCAGGGCATTATTGGACATCTCCACACCCATCGAAACCCGTGTAATCCGCCCTACTTGATAGCGGAAACGATTCCGAGTGGACAGCCTCACCCGTTGATAACCCCCCTCTTGGCGGCGGAGTTCTAACCGGGCCGCTTGTCCTAGGTCGTCGTATTCAATCGAGCCATCGGGAATGGGGTCATAGGCAACAACGGCATTCTGCAACTGAGTCCACCGAGCCGAGAATACGCCATCCTCAGCCCGCTCGTTAATCCCGGTTACTTCCTGAATCCAATCCTGGGAACGGATTTCAAACTGGTCTGTTGCCTCAATGACCGCCTGAGGTGTAGAAATACGAGGTATTCCCAAGTGATCACGGTTAACCTCAGAGGGAGTTCTAAACCGATCCAGAATAGGCAACACATAGCCAGAGCGCGGTAGGACAACAGGAATAGAGCCAGCCTCTGGGGCCACCCCCGCCGGAAAGTCCGATCCCGTGACCTGTACCGTGCCATTGCGGGTGATCTCCCGTTGTCCCACATCCTCCGGCAACTGATAGACAATGCTGGTCATCGTTGCCCCCAAATCAGACTGGCTTTGCAGGTATTGCTGGGATCCTCCAGACTCTGAACCGCCACGGTCAATTTATCCCCTGTCACCCCATCGGATAACTGAAGCTCTCGGGCCAGGAATTGGCGATCAATGGCAAACAGTTCCGTTAGGTCAATGGTTTGGCCATCATCGACCCCAGTAAAGAAACTGGCGATCACCGTGCCCCCCGTAACCGTATCGGCGGTAGTATTGACATCCACTGCTGACAGGGCATTGGGGTTAGTCCAGCCGGTGGCCCCATCTAGGCTAATCGGCAACCCAGAAGCGCTCAGGGTAGAGGGATTTTTAATCAGGATGAACCGGGCACGATAGAGGGACGTACAGCCCAGCAATAGCGGCAGAACCCGGAGATTGTTGCGCTTAGATGTGCCCTGGTTGTTGGTGATAACCGCTTTCATGCGGATTGTGAACAGGGGAGTAGTGGCCGCCGTTCCCGCACTGACTAGATTGGATTCCGCAGAATAGATGTCGAGCTTACGGGCCTCCCCTCCATCAATCGTGACCTGGGCACCATATTTTTTCAGGAACACAGCCGCCGGGAGGTTCCCGGTTTTCTCTGCCCTGAATGTCATGGGCAGATTGGGATTACCCAGAGAGGGGAATGGAATCCGGTCAGAGACGTTGATTTGGTGGAGCAACACCCAGCGGGAATATTTAGCCACTTCGCCCTGGGGTAGGTTTTCATCAATGGGCACATAAGCGAACAGCCTGGCCCCCGTGCCGCCATACCATCCATACTCAATCCGCCACATACAGACGTTGGAGAAACTGACGGTATGGGTTCCGGCACTACCCTCTACCGACCCGTCTAGGGGGTCTCCGGTGAAGCCAGCCCGTGCAACAATTTCCTCCATGATGGCGGGGTCGCCAGGGGCGGAAATTAGCTTGTAGGTGGTATTGCCCACGGTATAGGACACAGAGCCGGGGGGCGCTCCGTGGGTCTGGGGAGTCTCACCGCTAGAAGTCCGACGAACAAAGAATAGGTCGGAACCCACCAGCCGGACAAAATATCCGTCTCGGTTGTCGAACATCCCCCATTCCAGGGATGCGTTGGCATTGGCTAGAGTAGCAACCCCAAAGCTAGCCACCGTGATCCGTCCCGTTTGATAGGGGAACACCAGCCGGGTCTGTAGCTGGGCCACATGACCATTGGGGGCGTTGGTATTAATCAGAATCTGGGCACCAGACTCTAGGGGCAAGTGAGTAACTGAGCTATAGCCGTTGCCCGTGTCCTCCGTCTTAGCCCACTTCTGGGGGTCAATGTCCAGAATATTGGTATCGTCAAAAATCGCCAGGGGAGTCTGTACCCGAGGGATGCCCAGCATATCGTCCCGCACCTCAGAGGGGGCGCTCAGGTTGTCCAGAATGGGAACCGGGGACTGATCAGAAGCAATTACTACCGGCAGAGAGTTGGCCGCTGTGGCCTGTCCTGCGGGGATAGGGCTAGTCCTACCAACGCTTACAATTGCCTTACCTTCTTCGACATCTACTGCCATAACAGCCTCCTATTGAACTGAGATACGGGGGATAACTTTGAGGGTGCCGATGCAGATTGTGTCCTGCTTCAGCACTTGCACCGTGCCCCCAGTAGCGTTTTGACTCCACTGGGGAATCCCGCTCAGGGGCACGATATAAAACTGGGTGGAACTGACAATCACCAATTGGTTATTGGCAAAGGTCGTGTTATAGGCCCCGAAACTAGTACCCGATAGCCGAATCGAGTCCTCTTCCGTCAGCCCATGGGGCGTGGTGGTGGTAATCACCAACGGAAAAAGGCTAGTTTCTGGCGTGGGGTCTAGGTCGGTTCCCTGGGAGATAGTGCTGATAGTGGCGGCGTTCAGGTAGTAAAACTCTTTGAGATCCCACAGGAAGGGATAGACCGCATCGGGAAATTCGGCAATCGTCTCCCCTGGTGTCCCAAAGCGTTGCACCACAGCCGCTGAAATATCCCGCTCTGAATAACCCAACTCCACAATCCGGGCTAGGCGTTCCGTCTGCCGAGCCGTCAGGGCCAGTTTGATTTGTCCTTGCGTAGAGAGCTTGACAATGCCGAAACTCTCTACCACATTCGTCTCAGAGAACCGCTCTTTGATGTCAGCCACTAACACGCTAGAGCTAAAATCATGAGCCGTCCCCCAGGGCTTTTCATAGGACAGATAAAGCTCGTCAAAGCTATCTCCCTCACGTACAGTCACGTTGATCGTCTCAGACATTACAGGCCTCGTTGTTTCAGGATGTAGTCAAGTCGCTGGGCAGGGGTGCCACCGGGATTAAATACCGGCTCTGGCTCCAAAATGTCCTCATCAACGGGGATAGCCTGGGAAATAATGGCGGTCTCCAGCATCCCCAGCAAGCGTTGGTTTTCAGCCTCCAGGGCCATCACCTTCTGCCCTAACCTTTCCACTTGAGCCAACAGGGCCTGATTGCCCACCTTCTCCACTACGGGCACCCGCTCAATCCGCTCTATGACTCGCTCTTGGGGTATCTGCACCAGATAGAGTTGCGTCTTAAGTTCTGCCACCTCGGCCATCAGACTCTGTACCCGTGCCTCTAGTTGGGCATTGCTACCCTTCAGTTTTTCTACTTGGTTTTTGAGTCGTTTGCTTTGTTTTTCTAGGTCGTTGCGCTCCTGTTGCAAAACGCCATTCTCAACCATGGGCAGGATGGGGCGGGTGCGGGTCGTTTGGCCCAGTTGGCGGGAACGGGGAAAACGTAGGGAATCCAAGGCAATCTCAGGAATAGGGGGGATACTCCAACGCTCTTGGGGGGTGGGGTTGTTAAAACTGCCCTCGGGTTGAAAATCTACTAGGTAATAAACACCTTTGGGGGTCGGGGCCAGGTCAACATCCACTAAGCCACCAGCCACCGGATAGGCCCGGTAACGGCTATCCACCCCCACAAAAGCCGCCGAGGGCTTAATATGCAGGGTTCCATTTACCGCCACGCCGATATTGCCAACTACTCGGGTCATGGCTACACCTCCCGATAGGTGACGAAAGCGGCATAGGTAGCCGTGCCGCTCAGTACCACGTTCAGTTTCTCCCCCGTTGCCGTCTCAAACAGCCCCAATTCGTTGGTCAGGGGGATGTTGCCACTGGGGGCGATGTGAAAGGGTGGGGTAAGGTCAGAACTGGCCCCCGACTGGAATTTCAGGGTACAGGCATCACTAGCCGTTAACAGAAAGCTTGTGACTCGAATCTTTTTATCAGCCACCAGGGCCACTAGGTCAGCATTGCCGCTGGCAGTCACAAAAGCCGATTTATGGACGCTACAAAAAACATCGTGGGCAACGACAAAGGGGTCGGCGTTGGTGCCCGTCCCAGTTCCTCTCAGGTAGGCATCAGCCCCCGTTGCATCTCTGCCGTATAGGTTGGCCATTAAAAGACTCCTAGTGCTAGTGCGTGGTTCGGCTCACTGAATCGTGCCACCCAATTAATAATCGTTCCCTGTTCGCCACTAGCTACCCAGGCACTGGCTCTACCAGTCACATCAATTGTAGCAATACGAGCCTGATAAACACCGTCTGGGACTCCCCTGATCTCGATGCCGGTGTCTCGGGTTTCGCCAGCCTCTAGCCAATTAGCATCCCCTACCCTCCGATACTGCACCCGGAAGGATCTGGCCCTGAAGTCAATCTGGGGATTCTGCCACACCACCCCAGGAAAAACACTGGCGAGGGGAGCATAGGGGACGATGGTGGGCCTGTTCCATGTGATGCGAAGGTTAGCCATGTTTTTCGTGTGCTACACTGAACCCATTCTAAAGAATGAAAGCCCTCGCGGGATGACCGTCCCCAGGGCAGTACCGATTTTTACCCCCAACACACAAAATATATGCTATATTAATAGCCATCAATGCCAGTCGCGGGATGGCCGTCCCCACTGGCGGTACAACTTTAACGTTTAGGAGCAGTTGCACAATGTCTATTGTAGCGGCGAACATCGCCATTAAAGGAATTAAAACACTCGCAATACACCATTTTGGCGTTAATGCCCTTCCCCTGGAGAAGCAAGAAAAAACAGGGGTAGCAGGCAATGACCCAGAAGAGTGGAAACGGACGGTATTGTTAACCAAACAACGGGAACTCTACCTGCCTCCGACCTATTTCTTTGGTTCCCTCAAGGAAGGCGGCCGGCACGTCAAAAAGGGGCGTGGCTCTATCCTCTATGACATGGCGGCCACTCTCCAAATCAAAGATGATATGGTTAAAATTCATTACGAAGGTGAGCCGGTCGTCCTATCTGAGTCCCCCGATGTCATCGACGCTTACTCTGTGCCGTTTGACGAGTTGCCCGTGTGCTACGTCGAGCGGATTGGAGTAAAGAATCCCTCCACCAAAGCCCGTAATATTCGTTACCGGGTCGCGGTCAAGCCAGGGTGGGAAATGAATTTTTCTATCCTTTGGGATCCGACAATTGTTGCCAGAACCCAAATGAAGCAGGCTATCGAAGCCGCTGGACAATTGGTGGGCATTGCTGACGGTCGAGGCTCTATCGGCTATGGCCGCTATGCTGTAACCGCATTCGAGGTCTTTGACTAACTAGCTGTACTTGTCTTGTCGAGTTAAGCTTCCTTCCGTCAGGTCTCGCTATGTCGTGTTTCGTCTCGCCGAGTCCAGTCTGGTCACATCGCGTCAAGTCATGTCATGTTTTCATTCTTCTGATTTGGCTGTACGAGTCGTGTCGCGCCGTGTCCCGTCATGTCAAGTCTTGTCCGGTTCTGTCGAGTCGGGTCGTGTCGTGTCGAGTCCTGTCATGTTTCACGCGTCTCTAGTGGCTTTACTGGTCTGGTTCGGTTGAGTCCTGTCGCGTCGAGTTCTGTTGAGTCTAGTCATGGCTTCTCATGTCGCCGCTAGTCAAGTCCTGTCATGTTTTCACCCTTTCCTAGTGGCTATACCGGTTCTGTTAGATCTAGTCTCGTCGTGTTCCGTCGTGTCATGTCCCGTCGCGTCTGGTCTCGTCAAGTCTCGTCATGTTTCACCCTCTGATTTGGCTGTACCTGTCAAGTCCGGTCGTGTTACGTCCTGTCCAGTCAAGTCCGGTTGTGTTACGTCGGGTTCTGTTATGTCCTGTCATGTTTTCACCCTCTGATTTGGCTATACGCGTCATGTCAAGTCATGTCGAGTCGAGTCCTGTCTAGTCAAGTCCTGTCATGTTACGTCGGGTTCTGTTATGTCCTGTCATGTTTCCCCTTATCTCTATCAACCATGAATACAAGTGAGTTATACCAAGAAATCAAATCTAAGCGGCGGTATCCCAATCTGCCGGTCTATACCTGGAAACGGCAAGATAAAGAACAATGGCGCAAAACCCAAAAAGCCGTCTATAAGCGAGCCGGGGGACTGTGCGAATCACCAGAAGATGCCGCGCCCAAAAGAGCCGGGGTTTGCAAGCGAGAGTTAGCAGAAAAACAGGGCCACGTTGACCATATCCGTCCCCTCTCTAGCGGTGGTAGCAACCACATCAGCAATCTACGGCTATTGTGCCCGGCTTGTCATGCATTGAGAGAAGACATGAAACACAAATCAATGCGGGATAGCCAAATCAAAAAGGGTTCTATTCCTGTTAATTACAAAAACCTATTGTGGAGATAAATATATTGGGGATTCAAGAAATAGACGGAGGGCCTGTTGCTCAACCCGTCTCCTTTTTGTGTAAATGGTTTGGGTGAACCCTCCACTACCATTAAAACACACCCACACTTAGCCCTGTAACGCCTTGCACCCCGCCGGTCTGGGTAAAGTTAGATTGCCCTACCACCGTGCCGTTATCCACTGCGGCGTATTTAGTCGGCTCATGGAGAACGCCTGTGATGCTATAGGAACCGTCTTCACTCTCGGAGATGCCCACCACTCGATAGAGCCGGGTACCAGCCCCACCAGAAAACGCCCAGACCGATTCAACCTGGGGACTAAAGGGCAAACCGCTCACCGTTGAGCCGTTGGCGGTAACGTTCACCTCTTGGATCTCCCCGTTGGAGTTGAGGATCGATAGCACCCCAGACCCAGAGATAGCACTGTCTAGAGTAGCCGTGTTACCCGTCACCGACATGATGCGCCCCCCAATCCTCTGCCCAGCCTTGAGGGGGTCAGCAATTTTGATGATCTCCCCAGGCCTGACCAATAGGCCTTCTGTGGCCACCGAAAATGTTACCGTCTCGGTCTCCACTTGCTCTGTGATCAGAGTCCAGCGGCCTACCCTCTGGGCCTGTCCTCGACTGGCACAACCAAAGGCGGTTATCTCTGTCTCTCGGTAGCCGTAGCGCTCAATACCAGCCCTGTCCTCGACGTACTCCACCTTGGACTTATAGAAATCCTCGGGGTCAGAGTAGGACACAATTGCCACTGTATGCCTGGCCCTTCTAGCCGTACCCGAGTAGGTGAAGGGGGCCTTGGTGATATTGCCGTTGTCGTCCACTTCCTGGATAACGTTGGCTTCGGTGTAGAGTCTCACCGGGTCGGCAGGCCTATCCTGACTGGCCACAATTAGGCCCTCACTCCAGTAGAGAATGCCCCTAAATACAGAAGCCAACCCGTTCAGAACAGAATAAGCATCATCCCGGTTTTGGATATAGCAGTTGCAGGTAAAGCGCGGCTCAGTCCCTCCATTGCCATCACTGACCAACTCATCACAGTATTGCGAAATGGCGTAAAGCGAGAACAGGTCAATCTGAGAGGCATCTAGGAACCGCCCACAGCCATAGCGCTCGTTAGTTAGCAGGTCATAGTAGATCCAGACCGGGTTATTAGTCCACACCGGGGCCTGTAGTTGACCATTCCAAAAGCCACTATAGGAGCGGTCTCCCGTGTTGTAGTTGTTGGGCACTCTGACCCGTATCCCCCTCAGTCTGGCCCCCACAGTTGGCACTGACTGAAATTGGTCAGCATTAATGCGAATACCCAGCAATGCGCTATAGGGGTAGCGTAATTGGTTATCAACAATGCCGGTGTAGGACTGCCAGCGGATTAGGTCAATCTGTCCCGCACTGGTGGCATCGTCAATTAACCGCCTGACTCGGATCTGCCATGGCCCTGTTGTGGATAGGGTAAAAACATAATTACGCTCATAGGCGGTGCTGGCCTTGCCCTCAATGTCCAGGTTAAATTCCACAAAGGGCCCGCCCTGGGTCGAGATGGCGATAGCAAAATCAACCCTTGTTCCAGTAATGTCGCCCGTCTCACTATTCTGCAACCTCAGCCCATTGGGCAGAACGATCCTGATCCTGACGCTGGTAGCGGCTTCATTGGACAATTGCCGGGTGATACTCCCACCAGTGAATGTAATATCAACGCCAACAGGGATCTCCGTCTCTACCGCAGGAAACCCTTGCACTGGGGTCTGGTTGGGTTGTCCGTCCTTGAAGTCAACCGCCACGTTCTCAAAGTTTAGGGAACCGTCTTGGTTCTCCAATGGCGTTTCGTCTAGGAAAATGTCCCGTTGGATATTAGCCCCACTGGCATTGCCTTGGATTTGGCCCTCAGATAGCAGGTACAGCACCCTAGCAGTAGAGCGGGAGGATAGCGTATCGTCAGCCTCTTGGGGGGTTCTGGGTTGGGCTACTGAACCACCACCACCGCCCTGTCCGTAAATGCCTTTTGTTTCCGTCATTTAGAATCTTAGTCTCTTGACTTCTTGGGCAAGCGCATCGGCTTTTTTCTTAAGAGCAACACCAATGTCCTCGTTACCACGCTTGATAGCCCGCTTTGATTTTCTCCTTAAGTCTAGAATTTCCCTCCGCATTTCGATTTTGCTGGGTGTGTTCAATAGTTTTTGTTTCCGCTTTTCAAGAGGAACTTTATCCCGATTCAAGGATTGCCTCCCTTCGGATGGAGTGCCTTTTGATAAGCGCTTAGGTTGCTCCTTGCCGTCTACAATCCGCTTCAATTTGCTTATTTGCTGGTTTATTCTGGCTATTCTTGCCTGTTGTCTGGCAACACCATCAGGAGTGGTGCTTTCTGTTAGCGCCCTTTTGACTGCATCTCGTTCATCCCGTAAAGCGTCAATTTGACGATCTGCCCTCCTCCTTTCCTTTTTAACAGCATCCGGTGAGATGTATTGCCCAGCATCAAACAAAAGCCCTTGTCCCTTTGCGTTGGTTAAAGGCTTGCGGATAGTTTGATTGTCAGCAGGCTTGCCAGCCCGGTCTTCCTGTAGCCGCTGATTCCGCTTCTGTCTCAGTTCATTAAATTCTGATTGGGTGATCACTTGCCCTTGGCTATATTGGCCCCCACCATCTTTATTGGGGATAACCCTTGGGGTAACACCGCTTTTAGTTTTGACCTTAACCCAAACACCAATACTTGGCCCTGCCATAGTTAACCTCAGAATGAACAATTAACCCCTTGGCACAGCCTCCGGCTAGGTCACTAACCTGTTTCTAGTTTAACCGAATATCCTCGGCCGACAGGCCACTAGAGATCACCGCCAGGGCCGAGATATACCTTTCTCCGTACAACAAAGGCACAGGTAGGCCTTGGTCTCCCACCTCCACAGCCCTGTCAAACAAGTAGGACTCATTGCGCTTAGCCTCTCGGGTGGATTTGGCACCGCTGGGGGTCGGGGTCAACAATTGAGCAATACCGCCTAGCACCATCGAGGCCCCTAGCCCCAACAGAGCAGACCCCCAGTTAATCCCTAGGAAGCCAATACCAGGGCCAATCAAGGCGGCCGCCCCAATCAGGGCCACCCCTGCCAATATCCGCCCCACGGCACCAGCCCCCCGTACCACAGGGGCAATCACTAGCCTTTGGGATACAGGTAACTGCAATTCCTTCGCAGATAGGCCCATGGGGTCATCTGTTACCACCCGATACCCAATGCCCATTTCCTCCGACTGATAGAGATAGGCGGCAAAACCGGGAATCTGCACCGCTAGGGCATGGACTACATGGGCCGCACTGATAGCCGCTAGCTCATACTGACGACCAAACCGCCGCCCCAATTCACCTAATAATTTGACTGTGATCATGCGACCCTCCAGATAGAATGCGTGACATTGCGCCAATAGGAACCATAGAAATCAGTCTCAGACAATCTATCCCGCAGGTGGTGCAGAATCCTGTTGGTCTCGGGGCTAACCATAACGGCGCAATGGTTCGGCAGTGGATTGTTAATCTGCATAAACAGCACATCCCCATAGCGGGGCGGGCCATCTACTTCCATCAGCCCCGACTCTCTCATCAGTGGGGGGAATGCCTCTAGGATGGCGTAGCTTGGTTCCGGCTTATCGTGGTAGCGGTGGACATCAGGGAAATTAAACCCCAGTTCTCGTCTGAGCCAATCTGTCACCAGCCCAAAGCAGTCATTGATGCCGTAGACCCAATCCCGTCCGGTGTAGGGAGCATTCCCCGTGGGGTCAGCCGTCCTAAATATACCCGTGGGAACGTGGTACAAAATCCAGGGGATACCCAGGGCCTTGCAACTGGCCACATCAGCCGGGGAAAATATCGCCTCTCCGCCTGGGTGACTATGCCAGATGGCTTCGATTCGATTGTGGTAATGGGCAAAGGCTTCTGGGCCAATCTCAAATTCCTCTTTGGGATTGTTGGCCCTGTTCGTTGTAGCGACTACCAAACCATCGCTCAAAACAAAGCCACAGGTCTCCTCGTCCGGTATAGCCTGCGCCAATTGGATTATCTGCCTTTCTATTGAGCCCATAGCGTTTGCTGTGCGATACAATGAACCCATTCTAAACTTTGAGGCCCTCGCGGTGCGCTAACACCCAGGGCTAGTAAACCCTAATCGCGTAGGAGTTCACCTATGACAAGCATTGTAAAACAAGACATCGCTAACCTGATTGATGGATGGCTAGATGCAGAATCAAAAGGCGTACAGTTTCCCGTTCCTTTTGATCTGGCGTGGCAGATTGCAGGATACAGCCGCAAGGATTCGGCTAAGCGTAAACTCCCCAAATCCAGTCAGGGCAAGGTTTACCACATCTCGGTGGAAAACCCATCTATCGAAGGGGGCCGCCCTCGGGAGGTCATCACACTATCCTGTGATGGACTAAAACATCTCTGCTTGATGGCCGAGACAGAGCAGGGCGATCAAATTCGTCAATACTTCATCGAAGCAGAGAAGAATTGGCGACTGGTTCAGGAGCGTTATCCGTCTATTGCCCATGAAATGGAGCTTATTAAGCTTCGCAACGAGGGACTGGCGCTAGAGGCTCAAAAGGAAATGGCTATAGCCCAGGCTAAACAAGCAGATCTAGCCCTAGCTCAGTTTCGCAATACCATCGTCAACACCTGCCCAGAGCCGGTGCAACAAAAGATACTTGGATTTAGTGTCATTGAAAAAATAGAGTACCGTGACCGCATCATCAAGGACGATGAAATTATTAACGATGGTGAGACCGTTACCAAAACTTACCTCTGTGACCGCTATGGATTTAAGACCAAGAGCGGCAAGCCTGACTACAAATCCCTTAACAACTTCTTAACTCAGACTGGACTAGAATCCATCTCCGAAGCGTGGCAACTATCAGCCTATGTGCAAGAGTCTCAGCAACTCAAGCGGGAATACCTAGGCGAACTTGACCGCCGATTCCATGCCATCAAGTCTCGCCAACTCTTCCTGGGAGAATAACCATGAATTTTAGAGAATCCCTAGGCCTTGTCCTAGAAGAGATTGAGCAGATGTTGCTGAGCAAAAATGCCGCCTATGGCAACTCGGCCCTACAACCCCTGCGAGTGTTTAGTAAAGCCAGCCCAGAGGAGCAGATCCGGGTAAGGATTGACGATAAGCTCAAGCGCCTTCAAAACCAAATGCCAGAGGATGCAGAGGATACCGAACTAGACCTGATCGGCTATCTGATCCTCTTGCGTATCGCCAAGAAGGGGGCCAACTAATGCCCCTGTCAGGACTCAAACGCAGAATAGCCAAAACCAGGGCCAAATCCCTCGACCCCAAAGGATTTGGTCAGCCCATCAGCAATAGTTACCTCTGGTACAGCATCGAATGGAATAAGGAAACCGATGACGATGTTGAGCTTGTCGAATTGCACTGGGTCAAGGTAGAGCGCCCGTGTCCCTCCCGTCGCAAGCGTTTCCAGATTGCCATGGATCATGCCCAGGTTCCCGACAATCTCAGCGTTGAGGATTTCCTAGCTGTTTTATATCTCGGCAAATGCACCGAGGACAAGCGATTGATTAGCCTCGGCGTTAACGCTGGCTTCCTATTCCGGGCCAGCAAAAAGGGCGATTGCCAGATCCGTGATGTGGTGGCCCAGGTGTTTGGCACATGGACAGACGAGACGGTACCCGCTGAGGATATCGTGAATGTCATGGCCTGGCAGTATTGCAGTTTAGACGAAGTGGTGCCAGGGGAGCAGGTCACACTGGCCAATCGGCGGTTGATTCGTCGGTAGAAAAAAAATTCCGTGGGGTGCTTGACATCTCTGTGCAGGTTTTGTTATATTGAAGATGTCAACACAACCACGGAGACACAATGAACACTACAGCAATCGCTCAACAGCTAAATATCCTTGATTCCGCGATCATCGAAATCCAAGAATGGGCTAACGTGCTTTGGGTTCGGTTTGTCGGTGGGTGCAAATTCGTATCCAAAAAGGCGATCAAAATGACAGAACTAGAAGCGCTTGAAGAAATTGGAAACCGCTGGAAAAAAGGCGAATATGATCGCATCTATTTTCAGCCTTCTCTGATTGCTGATGCCCTAAAACTCAGCAACAGCAAGGCCCGTCAAATCAACTCCAACAAATTCTACTACGACGTAAAAACAAAACAATTCCAATGCGCCATCTCTGGCAGTGGCACTTACGGAGTCACGGATCGCCCATTTTCCGCGAACGGCAAACAAAACGAACCCTACTGGGTAGATGCAATCAAAAAGCTGGCCGGTATTTAGGCAAAGTAATCAACAGGAGAAATATAAAATGATCACTGAATTTGACCCGACCGTAACAATAGACACCGAATGGCTTCAGCGCGTAGGAACCGCATTTGCCGTGGCCTACCAGAAGAATGCCTGCCACGAAATCCTCAAAAAATTAAATGAGGCAGAGAAAAACCAGGCAATAATCAGCGCCGCTTTAGATTCTGACGAATTTGATCCAGATGGAGACGTGGAGGAGTTTGCTTTGGCTTGCATCGGGCGTTACCAAGAACAACTCAGAGAAAAGCTAAAAATTGAAGAGAATCGTCTCGTGCTAATTCAGTCCGAAGAATGGCTTGAGCCATTAAATATGTCTGCTGAGGAACGGTGCTCTGCCCATAGCATTAATCCCCATCTCATTCCGTCCCGTGACGAATTTGAGAACGAATGGCAAAAAGCTGAAGCCGGTTATTAATCACTCAAAGCCCCTCAGCAACAACCACGGAGCGAGGGGCCTTTTAATTATCCCCTATGACGACCCAAGAGGAAAACAATGTTTTACGTTCTAATTCAAGAAAACGGCAGTCTGTTTTATGTGAATCGTCAAGACACTGACGAGATAAACTGGACAGCAAACATCCGCGAGGCACGCTTATACGCAGAAGCAAAAGAAGCACATTACTGGGCAGAGTACCTGGGATGTCAAGTATTGGCAATTCAATTCTTGAACCCTGGAGAAGAAATAAATCTGGAGAGCGGGTGGGAGAAATATGCAGTGTCCTAGTTGCGGAAGCGACAAAACCTACAAACGGGGCAAGCGTCGCTCTTGTCCCAACTGTGGTCATTGGTGGACACCTAACCCCGTGTCACCACCCCAAGGGGGCCGTCCCCTAATTGGCGATAAACCCCTAACAGGGTATCAGCGACTAAGACGGCATCTGGACAAGAAAAAAAATTCTGAGCCAAATGCTTGACATCTCTGTGCAGGTTTTGTTATATTGAAGATGTCAACACAACCACGGAGACACAATGAACACTACAGCAATCGCTCAACAGCTAAATATCCTTGATTCCGCGATCATCGAAATCCAAGAATGGGCTAACGTGCTTTGGGTTCGGTTTGTCGGTGGGTGCAGATTTGTTTCCAAGAAAGCTATTGAGGTAATCAAAATGCCGAAACTGGGTATCAAAATTCACAAAGGACAAGGACAATCTAACAACGAAGTTCATTGTGAACTCGTCAACGTTGCAAGTGTTTTTGGGAAAAGCGCTATTGCCTTGGACTACGAAATTTATAGCTGGCGATTTATTGCCTACGAAGGAATCGTTTCAGATTGGGGGTTAAAAAAGCGTGCATTAAGCAAGATGGTTGAATTTGCAAAAGACGATCTAGACTTATTGATTGCGGTAAAAGCACTCACCGAAGATGACGTATTTTTTGCTTAAACCAATCAAAATCAATCAACACAACCACGGAGACAAGCAAATGCTTCAAGCTAACTCAATCGACGGAACCTATGATTTTCTCTGTGAAGCCGAAGGACGGAAATTCCATTCAGAAGCGGGGATCTGGTTTCGCCAAAAATACGGGGAAGAGGGACTAATCAAGTTTACTCAAAGCAAAAAGATTGAAGTCATCAATTCCCCTAACTCATCCAAGGTGATCCGAATCACCATTCAGGGTAGCTAATCCATAACCGACGCAGAAAACGCCACATCAATCTCCGCCAGGGCCTTATCGAGGTGCTGGCTTCTTTTTTGCCAGGTATCGCCCCCATCTAGCCCTCGACAGGGGTTAATGCACCGCCGGCCCTTGGCGGAGGGATTGCAGACAAGTCCTGCTAGGTCTAACTCAGAGCCGGGTTTCCCCGTTGACCAATAGAGTTGGTCGTCAATCCATTTGGCAGAGCAGGTGGGGCAAGTTCTGGTAGTCATAGGGAACACTCAACAACAACGTTTTGCCTATGCTACATCAAACAGTTAGCCCCGATTGTCCATCTCTAACCTTTCCCGAATTACCTCGGCAATCAGGTCACACCACTGGGGGGTAATCTGCTTGCTGGCCAATTGAAACACAATCCAACCATGGGCTTGGGCTAAGTTCATCTTCTCGTAGTCTCGCATCAACCCAGAGCCACTAGAATGCCCGCCTTTGCGCCAAATCCCCCCAGATATTTCAATGCCCACCAGGGATTCGGGGTGGGCAAAATCAAGGCGAAACTTGCGCTTAGGGACGGGCTTAACTTGGTCGTGGATTAACTCCAGGTCTGGATGGAGTTTGTTGAATAACCGCTTGAATCGTGATTCCAGAGGAGAGTCTGACATATAAAAAAGGGGGTGGCTCAATCCCCCAGGTATGGCATTAAACAGGTATTCACGCTCAATGTTCAGTGTATCGCACAGACATCAAAACGCCCGTCTATCCAGCCCAGGAAATCCCCCAAAAGGCAATTGCCCAAACTGCCCAAACCTGAGACGGCAAGAGGTGACACGCTTGCCGCACTTGTCTAGATTGGCATCACCCGTCGGGTTATCAAATTCATCAGCCACAGGGCCACCCCCATAGCCACAACCATCGCCCCGATACTGCCAGACACAGGTATTTTGGATCATTAACCGGAACGGAATCTGCACCCCTTCCAGGTCAAGGGATGAGGCTAGCTGGAACTCGACCGATAACTTATCTTCTTTGACTTTCCGCTCAACATACCAGATGTCATCAGGGAAATAGGCACTACTGTCGGCCGCTGATTGCCCATCCAGATACTTGGTTAGGGTGCGCCGCCGGGTGAGCTTGGCCCCCACCAGATCGTCATACTGCCCAATCAATCCAGTGATCACCCCAAAAACATTAGAGACCTTGAGGGTAGGGGTGGGAATCTGTCCCGTGCTGTTAATTTCAAACCCCTCCGCCACAATCGGTACAGCCTGATAAACCACGCCCCCAAAACTGACATTAGCCCCACTGGTCTGGTTGTAATTGCAGAACCGATAGACCCCGCCACCGATAGCCGTTAGGTCAAGGGTGAACAGGGCCACGATGCCGGAATGGTAGAGCCGTTGAAGGTCACTGTTAGGTGCTGGCATAAACTTTTTTCAGGGTAAAGGAGAGGGTGGAACTGCTCACCCCCACATAGTTGCGACTGATGGCAGAATTTAGCCTGTATTTGCCCTCTGAGCCATAGGGTGGTGTCCAGTAGAACCATTCCCCCAATAGCCCGTTAAGGGTGCTTTCTAGGGTATCTGCCACCGAATCCCGTAGGGGAACCGTCACCACATCCCATGTCTCGTCAATGACGTTGATCCCATCGGGGGCCACTTGCTCATAGCCATCCCCAAAGCTTAGTCGCTTAACTCGGGTGGTAGTGTTCTTGGTTGCTCCGTATTGAATGGAGAAGGTTAGGGTACTGGGCATTATTTCACACTCGCTAGGAGTCCTCCGCTACGTTTTTGGCGGGCAATCTCATCCACCACAGCCCTCTGGATGGCCCTGCCCAATTCGTTGCCCTGGTTGCTGTCCGTCTTCACAGAGCCATCATTGTTGACAGTGACATTAACCACTGAGTTAACCCCGCCGCCCATCTGATCAAGGGGTACCACGGCCTCAGGGCCACGCTCTCCAATGAGAGCCATGGTGGGCTTACGAACCACACCCCCATCGGCTAGAGCGGGAACTGAGAAGCCAGGTAAGGCCACGCCACTGGCCACACCGCCGGTAATGCCCCCAATTGAGAAACCACCACCACCACTAAAACCGCCACCAAACAGGCTAGGGGCACCACCGCCCCCAAAGAGATTCAATAGCCCAGGGAACAGGTTATTAGCCACCGCTACTGCCACCATCCGCTGGACTTCCTGAGCAAAGACGCTGACCATACCAGACATGAACCCAGCAAAGGCCTCTTGGGCCGTCCCGGTACCAGTAGCAAATCGGGTAAAGGCATCAGCAAAGGCATTACCCATGTTGTCAGCCATACGGACTGCCATTTCCTGTTCCTGATTCATCACAGACATGGAAAACGTCAGGGACTTGAGGGATTGGATTTGGCTTTCGGCCCACTCCACCTGTTTACGCTGGGACTCTAGTTGGTCTTGGGCCGCCTGGTTGACAGCGATAGCCGCCCGCACTTCCCCCTCCTGTTTCACTGCCTCGACAAGGGCCTTTTGCAGGGCCAACTTCTGCACCGGGTCACTGGTGTCGCGGATCGCTTGCTCTAGGGCTAGTATCTCGTTTTTGTAGAGCTTTTCATACTCCAACTGGGCTAGGTAGTCCTTGCGTTCCTCGCCTTGTAGCCGTAGCAAATTGGATTCAACCTCTATCTGCCGGGTCTGTTCCTTGAGTTGCCGTAGGTTGTCCCGCATCATCTGGGGGGCAATATTGGCTTGCTCTTGGATAAGTTTGTTTAGCTCAGCCTGTTCAATAGCCTGCTCTCGGAGGTTGATCGATTGCTCGGTGTGAAGCTCATTTAGCTTGGCCTGTAGGTCTAGCTGGGTGACGGTAACATTTGGCACGTTGGCTAGTCCGTAGGGTTCCATTCCCCCACCGGCCCCGCCGCCACCGGGAGCATTGCCGCCAAAGTATTTCTTAAGGGCAACATCCCGATCCGCCCCCGGCTTGAGCATTTTTTGCACACCAGAACGGGCACTGGTACCAAAGGCATCCCTTGCCCCCCGATTCGCTTTAGGATTCCCCGCCAAGACGGTGGTGTAGAGGTCTTCTAGACTAGCCCCTTGGGTACTCATCCCCACACCCTTAAAGCGGTCTTTGAAGTAGCGCACCACAGGGCCAAGCACTTGATCCTCAAAACTCATGCCAGGGTTATAGCCGTACTTCTTGCGCTCTGCTGGGCCAAACTGAATTAGCCCCTGATAATTGCCGCCAGCCCCGCCCCGTCTGTTGGGTATCCCGTCTGATTCAAACTCGATGATAGTTGCTAGGTCTAGGGGATTAACACCCAGGATTTTAGCCGCCTGAGCAATGGCATTACCCCGACTATTGGCCCCACCCGAGGGCATAGCCCCGCCCTGCTTAGCCGCTTGTCCTAGGGCCTGTCCAAACTTCTGTAGGTGCAACAACTGTACAATCTCCCCCGTGGGCAGGGTGATTTCCAGCACATGACCAGCCCCGCCCTGATTGGGACGTTGTTTGACGTTGGTCGCTTGCCCCGTAAACCGGATCGGCGTTCCCGCTGGGGTGCCGTAGTCAAAACCAGGGTGAAACGTAGAGGCACCAGCCACAGGGGCCCGTCTTGGCCCATAGCCAGAAGTGATGCCCCATGCAGACAGCGGCTTATTGCCCGCCTGAATCATCTGGGAAATCTCTTTTAGTCGCTGGGGGCCAATTCTGTTTTTGCGGTCAGCCCCGGTAAAGCCCCTTAAGTCTAGGTGAGGGCCAGAGCCAATGCCTGTGTTGCCGGTATAGGCCAGGATGCCCGATAGAGATGCCATGGCGGCACCACCGCCACCGCCAACAAACTGCCCTTGGTTGAACTTCGCCGCCTGTCCAGCCTGTCCCTGTTCAAAGGCCATCTGTTGGCTAAGCCCCATGACCTGCATAGCCCGCTGTTGCATCTGTAACTGACGCTCTAACCGTCGCCGCTCAATCTGCCGTTGCAAGGACTCTATTTCCTGCTGGCTTCTGATAACAGCCCTGGCGATCTCGCTCTCGGTCTCTAAACGCTGGTCTTTGAGGATCTGTTGGTGCCTGGTTTGCAGGTCAAAGATCCGCATCTCATAGTTGGTGCGCTGGTTGAGGGTGGTTTCCTCGTATTGCTTCCGGTCTTGGAAGGCTTCCCGTTCCAGTCGTTGTCGTTCCTCAAATTCTTGCTTACGCTTGTCTGCCAGTTCTTTTTCCTGGCGCAGGGCCTCCTGCTCTAGCTTTTTGCGTTCTTCTTCATCCATCCCTGGATATGTGACCGCTGATGCTGTAGCCGCTGATGTTGCACTAGCCTTAGCCACAGCCGCCTGTTGGGCACGGTTGCGGAGATAGGGCGGAATTTGTTCCTCTGCTATCCGTCTCTGGGCCTGACGCTGGCGCAGGTTAATATCTGCCTGCTCTTTGCCTGAGGTCTTGAGGTCAAAGATGTAAAGAGCCGCATCAGCCACCGCATTAAAGCCGTCCCCAATGCTCTTAATCGTGGCATTGATAGCCGCCGCTCTTGACTCGATAAATTTAGCGAAATTCTCAAAGCCGCTAACCGCCCCCTCTAGGAATCGAGCGATAGCATCCCCTGTCCCTTTTAATGCGCTGGTAGTGCCAGACTCATAATCCCCAAATGTGCCTGTTACCCGTGCCACAGCCCGAGCAAAGACATTAAATATCTTAGTCGCCGCATCCCCAAACCGAGCCAATACCTTACGCAAGTTCTCGCTACTGTCGTAAAACTCTTTGAAGGCTAAGGCGGCCGCCCCAATGCCAATGACAACCAGGGTAATGGGAGCGGTCAAAATCCCTACCGCTGTCGCTAATCCCCCCATAATGGCGCTAGCCGTCAGCCCAACAGCATTAAAGGCAATAGTTGCCGCTGTTGCCGCCGCTACTCCCGCCGTTACTAACCCAATACCGATCACAACTTTTTGGATCGGCTCGGGGAGGTCAACAAAGACCTTGGCTAGCCCCGTTGTCGCATTGGTTAGCAGAGTAACACCCGGCTCGATGGTCTCAAATACCTTGCGGCTAGCCTCGGTTGCAATATTGGCTAGGGCCGCCTGAGCCGCTCCTAGCCCTTTAGTCACCTTAGCCGTTGCATCAGCCGCCGACCCCGCCGCCTTGGTCTGGTTGTTCAGGAATTGCTCGTACTTCTGTAGGTTGTTCAGGATAGGGTCAATGGTCGCCTTGGCTTCCACTGAACCAAAAAGCTTGGTGATCTGCTCAGCATTGCCCTTGGTAGCGGCCGCTACGTCCTTCAACACCCCAGCAAAACCCTTTGATTTCAGGGCATTCTGGCTAAACTCAATCCCCAATTCCTTGGCTAGTTTCTTGGCCTGTTCAGAGGGGGACACAATCGAGCTAATGGCTTGTCTTAGCCCAGTAAAGGTACTGCTAATCTGTACCCCGGCCACCGTTGCCACAGAGACAGCGGCGTTAAGTTCCTCCAGTTTGACCCCGGCATTAGCCGCACCAGCCGCCACTACCCCAATTTGTTGCCCATACTGAGCCGCGACGATCTTCCCGTCGTTCTGGGTGGTGATCATCATGTCCACGATCTTCTGGGCCTCAGATGCCGATTTCCCATAGGCATTCATGATGGTTGTCACCGCATCGGTCACTGTACCTAGGTCAGAGAATCCCCCCTTTGCCCCTGCCACCCCAGCCTTCATGACGTTCAGCACATCAGCGGTATCACTCACCCCTGCCGACAGCACATCATAGGCCGCCTTGTTTAACTCCATGCTATTGGTGGAGTAGTTCAATTCCTTCGTCAACTGCCGGAATGCCTGGTCTAGTCCCTTGGCATCCTTGGCTAGGGTGGAGTTCGCCGCTACAGCCCCCTGTACCGCCTGTCCCACTTGGGTCACAGAGTTAATATACTGCTTTGCCTTGAAGGCTAAGGCCCCCATGGCCGCCGATACCGCCAACGCTCCGCGCTCAAAATCCATTTGAGACCTAGCCGCCTTCTCCATCTCATCGGCGTATTTATTGATCTGCCGGGTGGACTCATTTAGCTCTCGTCCCACATCCCGCCCCGCCTGTTGTGCCCCACTTGCAGAGGCAGACATTTGGTTAAAGGCTCTTTCTAGACGTAGGATCGCCTGCTGGGCCTGGCTAGCCTGTACCTCAATCCCGACAGTAAACAAAGTAGCCATTTATGCCCTCCGGCGGTTGCGCTTAGCGTCTTCTAACATCTTCTGCTGGTCTTCGTAGGCCAATTCATAGAAGGCCACCCAGCCCACAAACTCATCCTGGGTCATGTTGTCGTTTAGTTGTTGTACGGTCATGCCCAGGTCTTTCGCCAACTGATACTCAAAACGAGCGTCTAGGTCGTCGCTGAGTCTTTTTTTTCGTCTTCCAGCGTGGCACTAGCCCCAGCATTGATCATGAACAGTTCAAGCTCATCCAACTGGGACTCGCTGATTTCCCGTTGCAGAATGTCAAAATCCCCCAACTCAAAGGCCTTGGAACCATCCGCCAATTCAGCCGAGGAAATCAGCATATAGGTGGTGTATTCCGCCGCATCCTTGGGGTTCATAGACTGCACTTTTTTGCGGACAGCACGGGTACGGGGGCGGAAATAGAGGGTTTCAATTACATCCCCCTTTGCGTCCTTAAGCTCATAGGGATAGCGGGTCTGTACCTGCCACCCCTCAGCCTCTTTGAGCCGGTCAATCAGTCGCTTAGTCGTTGCCATAATTAAGCCGTGTACAGTCCGCTAGTGGTGATGGTGCCATTGCATCGGAAGGAACAAGATCCCATGATGGCCTCTCCCGGAGTGGCACTAATGTCCATGCCGGTGATCATGCCGTTAAAGGTGATCTTGCGGTCATCGGTGGTGTAAAGCTCGAAAATGCTGTCGGCATCGTCCTCGGGGTCGTTCACCGCATCCAAAAAGTCCTTGGTGCTAGAGGTGGCCCCAGCATCATAGAAGATTTCAGCCGTGCCAGATGCACCCACCAGAGACCCCATATATTTCCGGTAGCCAGAACCCAGATCGGTGGTCTCCACTTCCGTTTTCTCAACGTTCATAGACCAAGACCGTACTTGAGCAATGCCAGAGGCCGGTGCCACCTTATTAAAACGGACAGAGCCGCCTTCGCCGCGATAGGTTGTCATGATGCCCCTCCCTGGAGCTAGTTTGATGTACGATACAAACCCAACAGCACAGCCTAGGGAAAGGTCACAGACCTAAGGTTATTCTATCG